CCCATACTGGATTAGCCCCAGTACCTTGAGTCTTTAGAAAATATCCATCAGTTCCAAAACCTAGTCTTGCAGGTGCGCCAGATGCGCCGTAGTAAAGGACGTCACCCTGCGTACCATCATCAAGTTTGGCAAGGGTTACATTGTTATCAAGTATTTTAGCGGTAGTAACATTGTCATCAAGAATCTTAGCCGTAATTACGGAATCAGACTGTAACTTTGCGGCTGAAACAGTGTCATCACCGGGCGTTGGTATCTCTGCCAACTGGCCTAAGTGAACCACTTGGACGTTTGCGGTTCCAGATGGTACAGTTCCGGTGAAGGTCAGTGACGTACCGCTCAATGTGTACGCACTGGTATCCTGTCTTACTCCGCTTATGAAAACCAGTAGTGCTGCTAAGTTAGGTGGCGCATAATCAAGCGTCACCGTCATGGCACTGCCATCCCCGTCAAAGAACTTAGATGGGAACTGAGCGAATTGTGGGGGGCTTCCTAAATAACTCATATTAACTCCATCCTAGTAAAGTAATGCAACGCCATGAACTTGGGTTTCTTTTGATGATGCCACTTGATTCGCAAAAGATATTTTATACTTTGGCGTTGTACCAGTATTGCTAATTGTTATATCATTAGATTTAGCCATAAGTATTCCTGTTGAAAATGTTCCCGCTGCGGTCAATGGGGCTGATGTATAATTTGATCCACCATCGGAAGATACTTGCGCAACTAAATCCGTATCTATCGTGGCTGTACCAAAAGCATTTTTATAAAGAACAACAATACTCATCTTAGATACTGTTGCTTGTGCAGTCTGGGTTTCGGATGTAAAGTTTCCTGTTGCGCTAGCGCCAAGCGTCGTGGCCTTCAATGCCTCAGTAGGTACGGTATAAGTGGTCAGGGTAGGATCGTATCTAGCCACATCAGAAATTCTCCATTGAGAGAGATACGCATTACCAGAATTAACGGATGAGTGTCTCATACAAAGAGCCAATAAATCTGTTGCACTATAATTACAATCAATCGTATCGCCTGTGGCAGAGTACATTCTATTACCGTTCATAAATGTAGCAACATTTCCAGAACCATCCCTTACAGTAGCAACATGACGCCACTCAGATGCCGATAAAGCCGCCCTTATGGTTGTGCTACTTCCTGACATAAAAGAACCAACATAATCATTTAGGTCGCCGCCAATAGCAATAGTTGCTCTATCGTTTCCATCGCTTGTTTGATCGTAAAAATATACATGAGCGCCATTTGGGGTAGTAACTCCATTATGTTTTACCCACCCCTCTACAGTAAACGCACCACCAGTACCAAAATCCAATCCAGATATTGTTGTACTATTACGATCAATAAGGAAACCACCATCTGTATTTATAGTACCGGGGATTAAATAACCTATTCCACTAAATGCTCCACTGGTTGATGAGTATGAGCCATCGTCAACCGATGTAATTTGCCAGCTGTCGCTTGTTGTTGAATCCAGTGGCAGCGTTGTATCATTGCTGTCCATAGGAAACATCAACATACAATTTGCATCTGCTGCCTGTGTAGCCGCCCACACATATTCCGCATCATTTCTTACAGTATCTGTTTCAGCATCAATGCCTGAATCATCCTCAAACTGATCTATAAAGGCATTAGACAGATTATATGCCGCTTGGTTATTCTGGATAGCAGAGTGTAATGCAAGAGTGGCTATATCATTAAGAACTGGAGAAAGATCAGTTTCTGGAGCATTACCCAACTGCGCTAAAGGAACATCACCACTTGATAAGTTAGACGCATTAGTTGGGTCAGTAGCCATGTTAGCAGTAGCAACCTCACCGGTTCCTAAAGTTCTTACCCCTTCTGTTACTTTTGTTATTGCCATAATTTATTCTCTACTTGAATGGTGGGCCGACAAACCATGCGACCAATGAGTATCTTGTTCCTTTTGTTACAGGTAGTACCTGATGTTCTATGAATGATGGAAAGACTATTATTGAGCCAGCGTTCTTGAAGTCAGGAGTCTCAACTATATTCTCCATTTTTCTATATTGAGCAAACTGAAACTCTCCGCCCTTATAATTTCCATTAAGCAGAATGGTCATGCTTAACTTTCTTACTTTACCGTGCAAGAATTTATTATCTGGATTGTTATATACAGATAAGCAATCAGAAGAACCATCAACGTGCCAACCATAAAATGAACCGGGTTTGTATCTGGTTATTTGCATTGATTCTACTGCTGTTATGTCATAGTTCCATCCAGCATGTTCGTTTGCCCTCATCATATAAGGCCAAACTAAATCAATAAGCCACTGCTCATTAGTCCAACTTACATCGCTTATTCTGGCTTTCTTGTCTTTTCCCGGCTCTCTTTTTTTCCCAGTTACTCTCTCTTCGTCGGTAGTGCCTTTCTTCTTGTCTATCTCCGCTGGCTTAAAATCATCTTTACCAAGAGCCTTTATTTTGTTACACGTCTTTTTGTCTAATGATGAAGTCCAAAAGAACCACTCATTTGTCAGTTGCATTTAACTCCATCCCAAACTCACTGCTTGGATTCTTGTGTTTTTTGATACACCCTGATTCAATGTTTCTATTTTCCAGCGCATTGATGTTCCAGAAGCTATACCAGATAAATCAACGCCATTAGCAGTAAGAATTGTATGACCGCCAGTGTCACCCTGATCCACTAGAGTAACTGCTGAACTATAGGCAGACCCATCTCTACTTATGTAAGCCTTTATATCTGTATTAGGGGTTGTGGTTCCAGTGCCATTAGAAATTGTCATTACTAAATCACCAGTGGTTGGAGCAGACTCTGCTGTCTGAGCATTAGATACTAGGGTCATATCAAGATTGGTGTCATTCTCTTTAACGTATACGCCACCATTGTCTCCGTTCCCTCCTTTTGACCCACCACGCTCTCCTCCACCACCACCCCCTCCAGTTCCACCTTCGCCAGCAGGTGACCAAGGAGGTGCAGGATTACCATTTTCATAATCTCCATCAGCACCACCGCCAACACCACCAAGTCCGGCTAGGGCTGGGCCAGAAGATGCGGCTGTACTACCACCCCCGCCACCACCAAAGTACCCACCATCACTGCCAGTAGATGCTGCATTTGCCGAAGTTGATCCATAAGCAACAAAAGTTGAAAATAATTGTCCGGCTCCACCATCACCACTCCTTGCCGTTGTACCACCAGTACCAGCGGCACTAGCACCACCACCGCCTCCAGTAGTATTACCCGGCTGAGCATCAGTACCATCACCACCAGCGCTTCCATATGATGTTGCTCCAGCAAAATCTGCTTGGGTTGAAGCGCCGCCATCAGTATTGAGTGTGCCGCCGCCTCCTGAGCCGCCTGTTAATCCGTCACCGGCACCTTCCCGTGCACCGCCGCCACCACCTAACCCAATTAATTTAAGATTTACAGCAGAATTATCAAATGAGGAGTCACCACCATTAGTACCTACTGAACCATCTCCTCTGGCGCCATATGCGCCAACAGTAATACCATAAGCCTGACTACCGATTACAGTAAAATCTGTATCATGGACAATGCCTCCTGCGCCTCCCCCACCGCCATGATAAGTACTACCGCCACCACCGCCACCACCAACTACCAAAACCTCTACTGAGACAATTCCTGCTGACGCTGTGTAGGTAGCACTTCCTGTTGTCTTAAATGCCTGAATAGCCGCACCAGCAACTGATCCAGAATAATAATTTGAAGCATTTCTAACTTCATTAGTAGAAGCGGAAGCATCTACACCAGAGGCATCTTCAAAGGCGTCAATAGACTGATCTACCAGATTATATCTAGCAAGAGAACCATTTGCGGCTACTTTGAATCCTAGAAGGGCTATGTCATCTTGGTTAGCAGTTATTCCAGAAGTATCTACTGCGGCGTAAGTCTGAGCGCCAGTAAGAAACGTACTGGATGAGGCTGTGCCTGATCCTAGTCTTGCTGTGGGTACTGTACCAGACGCAAGATTAGTTGCGTTGGTAGTATCAGTAGCCATCTTACTGTTGGCTATAGCAGCAGACGCATTAACGTCTACATTGAGGATTGCACCATCTTCAATATCGTCTGATGTCAGCGCAATAGTCGGTCTGACTTTACCCATATAAGACATTATGTTATCTCCAAGACACCTACGACGCACTCAAGGTCGCCCGTGGCGGATGCTGTAGCAGCCAGAATATCACCTACCGCTAGATTTATCGCCTTGTCTACTACAAGGGTTGAGTCTGCTGGAACGGGAACCGTTTTCATTATGTGTCTATAGGTTGATCCACCATCAATAGTACACTCTAATGTAGCGTCTACTGAAACTGAGCCATCCACATTAGATAGGTATACGGCGTTGACCACCGCTTGTGTATCTGCTGCGACAGGGCCATAGACAGTAGTTCTTGTATTACCCACTGCGACCCCTGCGTTTACGAATGTATTAGCCATATTAGCCTCCTAATGCTAGGGCCATTGCTGCGGCGTTATCTACTGCTGCTGCCCACGCAACCCCGTTTGTTGCGGTAGAATCCGCTGTTAAAACTGTTTCATTTATTCCGACAGGCAATCTTGTTTCTGAGTCCACCGTGTTGTATACAAGCAAGTCACCTTTAGTGGTCAGGCGATCAGGTGCTAAAACATCAACCTTCTGCCACTCTGAAGATGCGGTGGAATATTTTAAGTATTGGTCATTGGTTGCTGCGGTTGCGCTTATATCCTGACCCTGTAACTTAGCAACTGTAACTGCACCAGCGTTAGTCATGGTGGCGTCACCAGACAATGATGCAGCGGTAAATCCTGTACCATCACCAATCATTATCTGAGTTGTGGTTAAGGCCAAATCAGAAGGCACACCAGATGAATTTGCATTACGCACCTTCACCGTGTTGGCTGCCATGTCGGCTAACTCTGCGTTAGCGACACCGGCATCTTTAATTGTTACTGCGCCAGACGATACTCCAAAGTTATCAGATGAGAAAGATGCGACACCCTTTGCTGATGTGGTAGCGTCATCTCCTGCTATGGTTACGGTTGTTCCTGTTGCTGAACTGTTAAGTCCAGAACCACCAGCGACCGTAAGACTTTCAGAGTCCAGATCAATGTCAATGGTTCCAGAGTCTGTAATTATATCAAGGTCTTCTCCGGTAACCGTAGCATCCACATAAGCCTTAATAGACTCAGAAGTTGCAATGGTTGTGTCGCTTACACCTGACATGGTATCGCTGTCAAGAACAGCCGTACCGGAAATACCAGTATTAACAACCGGACTTGTCAGGGTTGGGGAAGTAAGCGTCTTATTTGTTAGGGTATCAGTCGTTGCCTTACCAACTAACGTATCTGTTGCATCGGGGAGAGATACGGTTCTATCCCCGGTTGGGTCTATGACACTAAGTACAGTCTCATTCCCGTCATCCGTTGCCCCCTCAAAAATAACCGTAGCATCTTCTAATAGGTTTACTGAGGTTCCTGCCGATATCGTTGTACCGGCAATTGAAGCGGGTGTAACTCCACCAATCACGGCTCCGTCAATAGTTCCTGCGTTTACGTCTACTGAGTTGGATGTCTCAGGATCAACGGCTAACGTAATCCAAGCATCATTAGCCTGATTACGAATCTTTAGTAAGTCAGCATCAGTATCAAGCCATACCAAGCCTGTAGACTCTAATGCAGTACCAGTTATCGCTGGAGCAGTAGCCTTGGCTATAATAACCTGAACTGCTTGGTCTGGGCCAACACCAGTAGTAGCCGTAGAGTCCGTTCCCATCGGAAAAGTTTTCTGTAAAATTTTCTTGACGAATCTAAGAACGTCATCGCCTTGTGAGACTAAGTCAGTTGCTGTAGGATTGTCGCGATCAAAATCGCTGATGTAATTTCCGCTATCTAATGCCATTAGTAGTACCCGCTTGTGTTCATAACCCTCATTGCGCTACCAGAATGACGGTCTTTGTTATCTTGGTCTTGTAATGCTCTTAAAGATTCTTGGAAAGCGGTAGCCCATAGCTGAACGCGCTGATCGTTCATTAAGAACGGTTCCGCTTCTAGTAATGCTCCATATAAATATACATCTGGATTATTTGTCAACATCTGTCCTGTAGGACTTCCAGTTGAAAGAGCGGCTATCTTTTGGTAAAACATTATAGAATAATCATAGGCTACATCTGGAGTTGGCCCCAACTTAACTTTCTTTATTGGAGTTCCACTACTGTTGTCAGAAAAAATAGTATAAGTTAGCGGTCTTCCACCCTGACTGCCAGCCCACATCCTATTCATATTCTCAGGAGTAATATACGATAACGTAGTTATTGGACTCGTCCTTAGATGAAAGTCTACCATCTGAAGGTAATCAGAAGGAAGAGAATAATCCTTAGTGCCGCCCACTAATGCAGCGGCTCCTCCCAATGTAGTCGTATCTACATTAAGCATTATTGCTAGACGGAGAGTCCGGTTCATCCGGGCCTCCGCTAAAGCAATAAACTCTGGTATCCTAAGAGTCAGATCATCGCGATCTAACCAATTAGCTACAGCAGTCTGTAGTTCGCTGTAGGTTCCTATAG